TATGATACGGCCTTGCCTTTCTTGGGTGATAATGATTTGAACATCCTTACCATATCAGGGGAATAGTCTAAGCCAAGCATCTTGATAGTGAGGTCAGCAACCTTACCATCCTCCATTAGCTTCTTGGTGGTTGTGACTGAATAGGGTTCTGCCATCAATCCAGTGAGGCACATTTCATCCACATGCGCCCCAGATAATGTACCAGTCAAACCAACCTTGTACGGAACTTTGTTTGCTGCCTCAAGAATATCAGTGATTGATTTGCCCTTGGCAAGATGCGCCTCATCAACAAAGATACCAGAGAACTGATTGAACCAACCCGGATTAGTTTTGACCTTCTGATAACAACTCTGCCATGTCGATACAATCATTGGATGGGTGATTGCCTTGTCATAATCACCAGACATTTTCTGCATGTTTGATTCAACCGACCATTCATCCTGCCCAGAGTAATCACCAAAGTCAGCATACATCTGTTCAACCAATGATTTGTTCGGAACCAATAGAAGGAACTTGGCCGAATCTTCATGTGATTCCTGAAGATATCTCAGGGCCGCATAGATGATCAAGGACTTACCAGAACTGGTAGGAGAGATGAGTAATGCCTTCTGATTCTTAATGATGTGGTGGACAGCATTGGATTGATAGTCGTACATATCAATCTTTGTCCCCTTGACTGTCACATTGAGTTTATTCAAAAAGTCCTGCACCTCAACCTCAATGGTGTCATCTGGGACGTGGACACCATCATTCAAGACAGTTACCCCAGAGTTCTTGCACCACTTGACGAGCTTACCTACCAATCCTTGTGGAAGTAGCTTCTGCTTGATTTTATATAGACGAATGTATCCATCCCACATCCCTGACTTATAGAGTGGTGTATGCACTGCTCCCGGCGACATGAACGAGAACAGTTCATATAACTCTCTATTGAGGGAATCATCATCAGTGATGAGTTTTACAAAGGACTCATTAACCTTTTTGATTGCAATGGTTGCCATTACCAGCCTTGAGGTGTGAGGTATACTTTTGGTGCTTTGTCAAATATCTTACTGAGCTTGTCAGCAGAATTTACAATCATCACAATCTCAGATGAGCCAATTGAAAATTCGGTCCATTGATAACTATGTGTTTGCTTGACAATAATACCAACAAGTGATTCCTCAATTGGGCAATCATAATATGGACCAACCCATTCGATGCCTTTATCTTCTAGCCACTCATATGCATCGATGTCATCACCCTCATCTTCAATCATCAATTCTTCAATCTTGTCACTGATATCCTCATGTGGATACCCAACAATAATCACTGCACGATAATCTACACCCATATATTCTCCTGTTCCATATTCAATGCACTTATATATAAATGACGATATAATGTATCACATATGATGCATAACACTGATTAATGTAACTCATATGATACATTGTAGTTAATGAGTTACAGTCCGTTTGAAAACTTGAGCCAATCAAGATAAGTCTTGGAATCATACCCACGTTGCCCAATTGATTTCATGACCGCCTCAACATATTCAGTGACAACTTTGGTTTCAGCAACGGCATCAGCCAAGGTAATCATGTCATCATCACCCTTTAGGAAATCATCAATCTCTGTCTTGAGCGGTTTGTTGCCTTGCCATTGTAGCCAGCCGCGTTCATGAAGTTCTTCCCGTGTCATCTCACCACGATAATACTTAATCTTGGTTGCACGCATCTTATGCAGTTCTGTTTCAACCTTACGCATCTTACCACGTAAGGCAGATAGAATGTCAAGATACTTGCAATGTAGCTGTGGAACAGACCCAATTGTTTCACCAATATTAGTGGTGTTGAATGGGGCATCTGCTTTCCACTGTTCCTTGATTTGTTCAAGTAGCTTGTTCATCTTTGACTTCCCCATCATCGGCAAGAGTTTGACCTGAATCTGCGCAAGTATCTGATTTAACAGTATTAATATCGGCAGCATCATCGGCAGCAACTGGCCCAAGGTCTTCAACCCATGTACCACCATGGGCAGCACCAATATTCTGTTTCTTTTGTTCAAGCCATTGCTGAAGTGTAGTCATGTCATTGATTGTTTCTTCAACGTCCTGACGGTTTGTTCGGTCAACAGAATCAACAATCTTTTTCAAGGCATGCATAATAAGTGGGGTCATCATTTCTCCATTTCAAAATTACAGTATAGCACAAATTACTGCGGTGTCAACTCAATTGAATAATTCGTATACTTGAATACACATGTACCAGTCAAGTTGGGTGCATCAGGTGATGGGGTTGTATCGAAGTTCAATCCTTGAAGTGATACAGGAAATGCATTATGAAAATTGATCTTTGCTACTTGTCGCCCATCTTGATTGAGAACCAGCAATGTCATGTCTGTAACAAGCAATGCCTCAAGCACAATGTCTTTCTTAATCAAACCATTATTAATGAGGGATTGGTATTCTTCGATTGATGTATAATCAATGGCATTGGCATAGCCAAGAATCCATCGCCATAGTTCATAATAGTTGGACAACTCAGAGTCAATCATGAATGTCACAGGGAAATCATCAAAGATTAGCTTATCACCAGTGACAGGATAATCAACAAACGGTGTCCCAATCGTTGGGGCAGAGATTGATACTGCAGGGATGGGTGCTGACTGACAGTAGAATGAAACATTCGGACAGCGATCAATCACCAATTGAAATCGGTTGGCTGCAAGATAGGAATAACCAAGCTGAGTTTTATCCTGAATGTCTTGATTGATGAGGGAAAACGATACAATTGGTTCAACGGCCATTATTTTCTTTCAAATTGGTGTATGGGGCTTGCACAATCGCTCTTGGTTGCGTCAAAAATATTTTTCCATAGTAGGACATAGGTTTGAATTTAAATTCAATTCAGAGCGATTGTGGCAGTTTTAGAGTGAATCCGATAATCGTTGTAGTGTGGTGACATTTGAAAGAACAGAACCATAGGGATACTTGTTATCCTTGATATATGATTCAATGACGAAATAGCTTCTACCCTGAATGGATGGCACTTGTCCACCACAAGAATAAATCAACTCACCAATGTTAAGTTTTTCGGGGACAACAGATTCAGTCTTGAATGAGAATCGCTTGGCATGATGCTGCTTACCAGACAACGCAGTGAAGTATGCACCATGAGACTTATCGGTATGGGGGCCATTAATATCATCAATGTTCTTGTGAAAAAGTGATGGGTCTTTATCAAGCGGAATCTTCTCACCTTCTCCGGGCCATTCAGCACCATTAGTACCAAGCAGGAATGGTGCTTCATTTGCATCTTTCAGGAAGACAGAATCCTGATTGAATGATTTACCATACCCCGCAATGATCTTGGTGAAGTGTGCAAAGTTTCCAGACTTGATGGGTTGTCCAATGACAAAGAGAGAATCTTCATAGGCTTCTGAATCAACAGGCACACCATCCTTCACTTCTGGATAACCCCCATCAACAGGAATAAATGATAGCCCTTCCTGTGACAAGGATCGTCGTAGGATTTTATTCTTGGTATTGTTCCACTGTTTGATCTGATCTTCAGACAACCCAAAATCTTTTTCAGTTGAGTTAGAATTGACAGGGATATTGGTATAGGATAGTTTCCCAGTAGCAATATCAACCGCCTGCACATGCGAACGAGATGCAGTAATCATTGCTACTGGTCTGGTTGCAAAGTGGGTTAGTAATCGGGATAATCCGGCTTCATTTAAAATTTGGCTCATCTCACTTCTCCAATTCATTGATTTGCCCAACGTACTCAGTTGGTACATGTGACTTACCCAGAACAACAATCTTACCATCCTGATTTGAAACATAACCATTGTACCCAGCATCAATCAGGGCAGACTCAAATGCATTAGCTGGGTTGTCACCATACTTATCAATCCAGACTTTTCTAAACTCCTTGATCTTGTCGTAGTCCTGTTCGGTTGCAACAGAATCATCAAAGATATTTGTTAGATTTGTTTGGTGCACAAAAGTTCCAAGACCACCTTCCCTTTTTGGGTAGGTATCTGGATTAATCTGTTTATAGAAATAAACTCGTTTAAGAATTCGTTTATCGGTTGTGTCTGACAGCCTACGTGCTTCGGCACCCTTGATGCCCGTACCATACTTGTCCCCAAGTAATGTCTGACGAGTGCCATTGGAATAATGTATACCAGTCATTGATACACCAACATCCCCTGATGATTGGAGAGTGTTGGTGTCACGTTCAATCAGTAAGTTACGGACGACTTGAAATAGGTTCATCGAAAATTCCTTGGGATGCATTGGTCAAAACAGTAATTAAACTATTTAGCTGACTTGCATCAAGAAAGAATTGATCTACCTTCCGTTCTTCTTCAGGATTCTTTGCACCAGTGAATGAAGTCGACCGAGTAACACAGAACTGATTTGGTTGATATTCAAGGACTTCCACAAATGAATTTGAAGAACCACCATTATGTGTGGTGGATGAGATAAGTTGCTTTACATGGTTCATTGTATTTCCTCATTATTCACATGGACAAATTTTGCAACACCGACATGATTACCATTGGTGTCATGCAGATACACTACAGTATAACCTTTTTCCACTTGGGTTGCAAGGTTGTGAAGGATGGATGCCAACTCAGACCCAGCATATTCATCTTCAAAGGCAGCACCATTACAACTAATTTCAAGAACGAATTTCATCATAACCCCTTAATCAAAAAGATTGGACCATGCAGCATCAACTACTGCAATGGAATGTGATTCAGAGAAGCCCTGACCGACAAGAGATTTAACTGCTGCGGTCTTGCATGCTTTCTCAGGGAAGTCCTTATCAAACATTGACGCAAGATACCGACATGCAAGAGAATATTCGATAGAACATTGTTCAACTGACATTTTGTTTCTCCCAAAATTTGTTTCGATATGGTGATTATACATGAATCAATTCTGGTGTCAACACCTTCGACAAAATAAAGCCCCAGTTAAGGGGCTATGGGTTAAATCAATGATTCTGGTATGAGGGGTTCATATTCTGGTGGAAGCGGTGAATCAACATATGCTTCGGCAATCAGACAGAATTGTTCACACTCTTCAATGGTTGGTTTGGTTTCAAACCTTGAATCTGCTTGGCACATATCAAACAGTTCTTGCCCGATGGTTAGAAGCATTGCTGCATTGTTTGCATAGGTTGAATCACATGGTCTGGAGTAGACAGCATATTCAATTGAATCTTTGGTGACTCTTTGGGTGAATCCGCCTGCGCCACCTACATCATCTTGGTCAAGGTGTTGATTGATTAGTTTTGCAAGTTGAACGTCTGTTACTGGTACAAGTAAAGTGATTGTGTGATCGTATTGCATTTTAATTATCCTGTGTTAGTTATATTAAGACATTCCCTGTACTACAATCCACCAAAATAGGAAACAAACGTATCATTCATATGATCGTCCCATGCTCGTTCTTCTGGTGTTCTTACCTGTAGTCGCTTATCATATATCCACCGAATCTCTTCAGGTAGGGCAGCAAGCATATCCAATGGAACAGATTCACCCTTTTCAAGTGCCCTAACAATGGCAGCAACATCAATAACTGCAGCAATCTCTTTACCATAGATTGATTTGCGTGTGTCTGTTGCAGCAATTTCTTCCTTGAATACTTTCTGCTGAGTCAACCATGCAAACAAAACAAGACACATAACAAGATCATCATGCTTTCCATCATCAGCCATGAATGTTCTATTCTTGGCAATGAAAGTAGAAAGTTCTTCGATTATGTTTGAATCCCTTACTTCAATGTTGTTGCCTTCAATAAGCGTCTTGAGGGTATCGCATCCAAGTTTCTTGACCTTACTTGTAGTTCTCAGTCCCGTATATTTTGATTTGAATGCATTGCCAAGGGTGGTCTTATTTGACTTGAACATGTTTTCGTAATTCAAATCAAGGGACAACGTATCCGCCACCTGTTGACCTGCGTCATTAATCTCAACAACCGAGAATGCATCATTGTATTTGGTCAAGAGATTATTGATGACTTCTGGATAAACATAGGGGGTCACTTCATTGTTTCTATAGACAGCAACCACCTTGTATGGCATGACAGTTACATCAAATATAACTGTAGCGGAATAGTCTTGACCAACACCCCTTGCCGTATCTGAGATACCAACATATGAATGATCTTTGACTGGTTGCTCAAATATCTTGAGGTCTTCTGTTGGCGATACATTGATTGGTTCAATACCCACAAGAGAATCAGTAACATCTGCACGAATAAGTGTTGCAACAGAGCCAGAGAATTGACAAAGGATTTCTCGGGTTGCTTTGACGGCACCAAGTTTGGCAAACTGTTGTGCAAGCCATTTCTCATCTCTACCCGGAACTGCATGCCATGGTGCAAAGAATGGAACGAATCCATTGGTGCCTGCTTTTGCTTCTGTCCAATACTTGTAGAAGTGATTTTTTGATCTTGGCGTAGACGAAATTATACACCGAGATGTTTCACCAGAAGACAATGTAGGGAAAACAGATGTGAAGAATTCTTCTGCAACCTTCTCTGAGATAACAGCAGCTTCATCAATATAGAGCAATGCAATTGACTTACCCGTAAGTGCAGTACCAGAAGTTGCAGCACACATGCAGGTTGAACCATTCTCAAGTGCCATTGAAGTCTTGTTGAATTCTTGTACGCCCTGTTGCAACCATATGGGTAGACTCACATACATCAATTGCATGCGTGAGAATACTTCCTTTGCTGCTGATAATTTATTGGCAACAATGGCTAGATTCTTTGAGTTGTTAAATAGCATAAACCAACAAAGGAATGCCGCACTGGTCTGAGTCTTGCCTGATTGTCGTGCCTGCATTGTCACTACATTTTGATTCTTATGTAAGCTCTTGATGTATTCTTTCTGAAATTCATAGAGCTTGAATAAAATTAACCCCTTATCGATTGTCACAATCTTACAATAGTGTTCGATAAAATAAATTGGGTCTTTGGAACACTTGATGTATTCTTCAATTTGTTGCTGGGTGAAGTCAATTGGAACACCAACCCTTTTTAGATTGGTATTACCATTGTATGCTGTCTTGCGTTTAATTACTCTTGGGAGTGCCATATATGCAATCATGATAATGATGCATATATTTAGGCGAGACATATGATGCACAGGAATCGAACCTGACGTAACCCTACCTTCCTTGGCCTTCGTTTAGATAGCCGGTCATATCTAAACTCTTAATCGGTGATCAAGTGTAGTCACAACATCATATGCAAACTGGTGGGTAGCCCATGGATTTGAACCATGATCTTCGGCTTTATCAATGCCGATGTAATACTTATACTATGCACCCTTGAAACTTGGTGGGCAAGCACGGATTCATTACCGCGATCCTGACTCAACGCCATGTTCTTGATCCTTAAACTACATGCCCTTTGAAGCTATATTCTATGATGACGACTGAATCGAACAGTCAAGTAGATAATGTATCCACCTATCATCCAGACTTAGCATGATCATTGCATAGTCATCATAGAACAAAAACTTGTTTGTTAAATTATCATAGTCAGCCAAGAGGGAGTCGAACCCCCAACCTACTCCTTCTTTAGCATTCTATTTATAAAACACTAAAGAAGGGAGTTGCATTATCCAATTATGCTATTGGCTGACTATGATAACTTTATTAAAGAACTAATTTGATAATAATCGATACTACTAAATACGATATGTAGGTCACGATGCTACCAACATCCACCTACTCTAGTCATTCTATCAGTATTACCTAAAGGAGTCAACTATGACCAGCAAATCTATTTATACGTCACCACTTTGTTCCTGCATAATATGTCGCAAAGAATTTTCACAAAAGGGAATTCATAGTCACTATACAACATCTCATACAGAAAAAGGCAAATCTCGGTGCGTAAGAAATGGAAAACTAACTGGAAAAATAAATTTCAATAAAGCTAACATAGAATCTGACTCAGAGTTGATGTTACTTAAAGAATCATATTTTTCAAACCCAAAATTATGTAAATATTGTAATAAAGTAATCCCATTTAATAAGAGAACATCAAATATTTATTGTAACAGCGTTTGCGCTTCAACACATACAAATTCATCGAAAGATTATACAAAAATAAAAACAGGATCACCAAAATTTATCGGACCAACACAACCAAAAGATAGGTGTGTATTTATTGATAAAGAAAGTAATTGTAAATTTACTAAAGTTATTAAATGTACAGTATGTGGGAAATTTACAAAATCCCCAAGCACACCAGTAAAAACCTGTTCTACAACCTGTAGAAATAAAATTTTTTCTGCTACAGCAACAAAGAATCCAATGATGGGTGGTAATAAAAATAATAAGGCATATGGTTGGTATGAATCTCCCTATGCTGGTAAAGTTTTTCTTGAATCAAGTTATGAAGCTTTGGTTGCAAAATCATTGGATGAATCTTGCATCAGATGGATTCGCCCAGAATATCTCCGATATGGAGAAAAGAAATACTATCCTGATTTTTATTTGGTCGATTATGATGTATATCTTGATCCGAAGAACGATTATCTAATAACAATAGATACACCAAAAATTTTACAAGTTGAAGAAGAAAATAATGTAAGGGTATTGATACTAGATAAAACTAAATTATCATGGAATGCAATAAAACTGGTGCTGGGTGTCTGATTTGAACAGACGTGGGAACTAAGTCCGGTTGCTTACAATGCAACTCCAATCGACCACTATGGGAACCCAGCATAATCCATTTACTTAACCTTCACACCCCAACGATGCTTCGCATCAGTACCATTATCAACCAGCTTGTAAGAATCCTTCAGAGATTTGAAGGCAAGAGACTATGAAGTGTTTGGGACATTACTCAATGGCATGATTGATGCCAATTTGAAACTCCTTGAATTACAGGAGCGCAGAGCTAAAGCACTCAAGGATATATCTGTTCCTGATTCTCAAACCAATATTCAGAACAATGTGAATAATACAATTTATTGTGGGTCGACCGCATCACTCCTTGATATTGTGAAAGCGAATGGAAATATTGGCGGAAATATTGTTGACAATGGTTCGTCGCCCGAGTAGAATGTGATTCATGTAAATAAGGAGCAGTGTCATGATTATGGGTATTGATGAAAAGCTGTATGATTTTCTCTACAACTTTCTTAAAGAATCAAGAATGATGGAACAGGCAAATAAACGCAAAGTTTCCATGGAAAAGGTCGATGATCTAACTCTGCAAGTTCTCAAACACATCATCAAAATTGTTTGCTTTGAGGATAACCAGAATAGAAATCATTGGAAGGGTGAGGTGTCCGGTTGGTTGGGTGATATGTACCTATATGCCAAAACTAAAAATGGGCGACTCAAACAAAAAGATTTGATGAACATAATGTGGTATCAATTATTGGAAAGTCAGTCAGAGTTTGATGATATGCTTTCCATCGTGGACGATGAATATATGTATGACTTAGTTGACACCCCACAGAATTTATACGAAAAGATGTATGATGTGATTGAAAATGTTTGTCTGATTCTTTCTGGTAGTGATTCATCAGCAGTTAAGAGTTTTATTAGAAGTTTGTAAATAGTTGTTGACTTCTAAGTAGGTTGGTGTAGAATGTGATTCATGGGTAGGGCAAATGAGTTCTACCAAACCTGAGTAGTTTAATTTATCAAGGAGATTCATCATGTTGTTCTTCAATTCTCGTTCTGCTGCTCGTGCCTTCAAATCTCTGAAGGATTCTTACAAGCTGGTTGATAATGGTACTGATGCG